CCCGGTGATCCGCTGGCGAGCGTCGAACGCCTTGCGGCTGTAGGGGCCCACGAACGGCGCGCGCTCGGCCTGCATCGCCTTCCACTCATGGCGGCGACGCTTGGGATCGGAGCCCACCCGGAACGGGTTGTGCTGCTTCCGCTCTGTCCCATCGGGCGGCCGGACGACATCGGTATGGTTGTGAACGGGACAGCTCATCCGGCCTCCTGTCCATTCATGATCGGGTCATCTTCCATCGGCGCATCGTCCATCCCCTCCTCGGCCACCATCATGCTGGATGTGGGCACCAAGTACACGTCGTCGTTCGGGCCGGGCTCCTCGCCGCGCCGCTCCTTGTAGGTCGCCCGCGTGATGGCGCCCGCCTTGAGCTCTTCCAGGTCGAGCTTGCGCTGCTCGTTCGGATCGGGCTGCAGCGCCTCGATGCCCTCCGTGTCAAGGGCAAACCGCATCTGATCGGTCCCGCTAAACTTGGGCAAGAGCCAGTTGGTCAGCTCGTCCGCGATCAGTTGCGCCATTGGGATCGCGTGGTCTACGTATAGCGCCTCCTTGGCTTCCTTGAGGTTGTTATACACCTTGTTCTCAGGGTCGCCCAACAGCTCCGGGGCAGGCCCCAGCGCAACAGCGATCTCACGCGCTGATTGCTGCATCATCTTAAGGTGGTCCATGTCGCGCGGGCTAAGGCCGATCCGCTCGGTGTTGACGTCGCCCTCAAAAAAGATCGCCTGCGCGGAGCCTTGCGCCTGCATCTTGTCACCAGCGGACGTCACCTTCTCCCGCCACCGCTCTTCGTACTGGTCCTTATCCTCGGGCGACATGGACACGCCGTTCACCGTGATCTGGTGCGGCGGCACGCCGTTCGCCTTCACGAGGCCCTTGTTGTAGCGGCGTTGGTAATTGTTGGCATCAGCGCTGAGAGCGGCCGCCGTGATCGGGCTGAAGCCATGCACCGGATGTTCGGGGTCGTAGAGCCGGATGATGTGCATCTCCTCGGGCGTCCACGTCTTGCTGGACGCCTCCGAGCGGTAAAGCTGGATAAAGCCGTCCGCGTTCTTGCTCGTCTCGACCTTGATCTCCTGCGCCCCGACCACGTAGAGTTCATTTGGTGGCGACGTCTCACGCGGCCCGACCCCTTCGATGAACACCTCGCCCTGGATCATGAGGTTGATCGTAAGGGCGTCTATGAACGACGTCTCTCCCATCAAGGGGTTGGGCCGCTGCATGAGGTCCACGAGTTGATGCCGCTCAACGGGCTGCTCCTCGCCGTTGCTCGTGACGCGCACCAGGTGGATGCCCGTGTTGCACACGGCCTGTGCCATAAGCCGCACTGCCCGGTAGATGTACGGGTTCGCTTTGTACCCCTCGCGGATGTTGTTGATCTCGGTGGCCTCGTTGAGCGCCATGCCGTACGTGCTGAGAGCGCCGTACGCGCGGCTTTGCTTCTGCTCAAGGCCGAATGCCTGCTGTATCCATCCCATAATGTTACCACATACTGAATGATTTGGCTTCTAGCATCAGTTCGGTCAGCGCCCACACGAGCGCATCCACGCGGTCCGGGCTATCCTTGTCGTTGGCAGGGTCCCATGTCGTCATCTGGTCTTCGAGCTGCGGGTGCTCGCCTACGTGGTGGACCTTGCCTTGCTCGTACAGCGCCGCCACCGGCTCGGCCCGCTGCTGCTTGCCCCGGCTTGCGCTGATGACCTTCACCGGCAAGTTGGCATCCGCCGTGCGGAGCGTAGACTCCACCATGTCGCCCCCAAAGTTGCGCTCGGCTACTACGCGGTCCGCTGAGTGACGCCGGTACGCGCTCGCCACAGCGGACGCCCATGCGTTCGGGCTGCCCTTCATGGATACGTCGTCTAGGACGTAGGCGTGGCCGCCGCTCTTGCCGCACACAATGATGCCGATCTCATCCGGCCCGCCGCCGGCCGGGTCCACGCCGACCACGATGCGCTGCATGGCGGGCGGGTTGTCTTCACGGTTGTTGTTCAGCGTGTCCCACGTCCACAGCGCGCCCTCTGCTTGATCGAGGAATTTAGCTGCTACCTCCTGCTCGTACTTGCGGCGGCTCATGTCGCGGCGCATGGCCTCAATCTCGCTTTCAGGGATGTGCGGGTTGGTCCACGTGGGCATCCGCCAGCTCATCCACTCTTCCATGCCCTCTTTGGCGCCCCATTGGTAGAGGTCATAAAAGCCGTTCTTGCCCTTGGGCGTAGAAAGGAAGTACGCATCGCCGATATAATCAGCGAGGGTCGGCCGGATCGCCTCTTGCCAACCCGTTTCGATGAAGTCTGCGTTCTCTTTGGCGATGATCCCGGCCTCGTCTATGATGGCCCGCTTGTAAGCGCGTGACTGGCCCGGCTCGTCATCGTTGGCAAAGGACCAAACCTCAAACGTGCCGCCTGTCTTGAACTCCATGCGTCGCTCTTGGGCGTTACTCATGGTAATAATGGGGTCCATCAACCGGTCAACCGTCCGCCACACCTCTTGCACGTACTTGTACGAAGGCGCGAACCAGCCCACCGGCCACCCATGCAAGATACCGTTTACGGCGCGGTCCACTCCCCATGTCGTCTTCCCCCAGCGCCGGCCGCATGCCACGACGTTGAAGCGCTGGGCCTCATCTTTGACCTGCTGCTGCCCATCATGCGGGGCAGGCAGCCGGATCTGTGTGCGCTCTGCTACGGCGGGCATTTATTCTTCGGTGTATATCACTTCAATGGTTTGGGTGCTGGTTTCATCCACGCGCTCCACGAACATGCCGAGATGCTTTCCAAGCGTCTTCCACGCCTGAATGCGGGCGTTGGTGTTACCGCCTTGGTCGTCACTGCGCTGCGCCTCTTCAAGCAGCCCTTCCGCCACCATGTCCTGGGTGATCTGCGTGCGCTCTTGGATCTCAGCGCGGGCTTTCCCGATGGCCTGCCGAACGTGAGGTTTCGTGTAGAGGCGCCGCCCATAGCTCGGGTCGCTATAACCGGCCCGTTCAGCAGCCTGGGTGGCGTTGCTGTCCACCAGGTACTCCTGCACGAAGCGCTCCTGTTTGTCAGTTAGCTCAGGCATTCTTGGAACGGAAGCCTTAACTGATTATGATTGTGATCGTATGCGTATCGGTTGCTTTTGCTAGTATTACACGCAGCACACAAAACCTGGAGGTTATCTAAGTCATCACTACCTCCCCAGGATTTAGGCACAATATGGTCTACTTCAAGCCGCACATCTTCTCCATCACTAGCGGCAACCCCACAAGCTTGACAGCGAAAGTTGGCTCGATAAAGAACGTCGTAACGAGTGTCACCAGTGATGCGCCCCCGGCTTCGTAACCTTACAGCACTCTCCTTCTCAATCAGGGCAAGGATAACCCTTTCTACTGCTTTAGCAGCATCTTCTATGGTTTCAAAGTGCTCGTCCAGCGCACTTCGCAATGCAGGGGAAATCTGCAATGAACAAGATTCCACAAACCTTTCTCGACGCCTCTGTGCGGCTTCATCAATAGCCGTCTTCACGTGTGGTTTTCCCACCAGCCGCCGTGCATACCCATAGCTGTAGTCCGCCGCATCGGCCGCCGCCTTGATGTTGTTCTCAGCGACATATGCGTCTACAAACTCCTGTTGCCGGTCGGTCAGGTCGGGCATCACGCAATAAGCCGCACCACGGGCGTCTCAGACGAGCCCGACATCACAGCACGGTATTGACCGTCCGGCAGCGGGTGGATGCTGGACACCCCATCGTCGCTAATGACGCTGCTTAAGATGGTCACCCATGTATCTGATGTGGTCGGGCGGTATTCGATGTCCAGCGTCTCTGAGGTCAGCCCGGAGACGTACGCGGCGGCGCCGTCCTCGGGTGTGTTGATCGTTACAGCACTACCTGTACCGGTTGTGGAACCATCTAAAAGGGTCGTTAGCATCTTAATCTCGTGTGTCTGGTAAAATGTTCGCGCGGTCAGTTAGGCGGGGCCAAGAAGCGTCCAGCCTACAGCGCGTCCCACAACGCCGGGACGTTTGGCGGCTCCCATCCCACCTGGCTGGTATGGGCTTGAATGCATTCGTATTCAGTGACCTGGTAGGTGACTACATCTCCTATTTCGTAGCTCACACCCGCTTGCCACTCGTCAGTGGAGCCGCCCGTGTCGTTATTCGTCAGGTTCGTCCAGTCGCCGGCGCCGCTGCTGCTTGTGGTTCCGTCTAGGAGTTCTACTTGTGGCATGTCAGGTCGGAGCTTACGTTAGGTGGCGGTGAGGTTGGTCCAGCCCTGCGGGTAGGCGGTGGGGCTGTACACGTTGGCGTCGATGGTCGTCTCCCACACGTCGCCCTGATACGTGCAGCGGCTCCCTTGTCCCTGCTCAGGGTCGAGGTAGTACGCGTCCTGCGCGCCGGTGGGCTGT